CTAGTATAACAGAAGAATCAGGAGGACCAACTGTGTCTGCAGGACCAGTTACACTAACAGCATGATAAAAAAATTAAAAAATTTTATTTGTAAAATATTTGGTATCAAACAATGTGCTTGTCCAGAACAGGACGAACATCTTGAGTTGTACGAAGAAGTTACAAATCGTAAACAAGATAAAATAAATAAAAAACATAAAAAAGGATCTGAATAATGGCAGGTTTAAGTTATAGTGGACTAGTAACACAAATTAGAAATTATACTGAAACAGATTCTAATGTTCTAACAACAGATATTTTAGAAAATATTATTCTAAACGCTCAATATAGAATTATGAGAGATGTTCCTATTGATGCTGACAGAGTTCAACAAATAGGTAATTTAGTTGTAGGACAAGAGTCAATAAACGCTCCAGGAGGTGCTTTGTTTATTAGAGGTATACAAGTTTATGATTCTACATCTGCTTCAACAGGAGCAAATGTTTGGTTAGAAAAGAAAGATGTATCGTATTTACAAGAATATGTGCCATCAACAGAGTCAGCAAAAAGAGGACAACCTAAATACTACGCGATGTTTGGTGGAGCCACAGGAGATGGAGACACTAATTCTGGACGTATATTTATGGCCCCGGTCCCTGATGCAACATACAAATTTAGAGTTCACTACAATAAAATGCCATCTACATTAGCTTCAGATAATACGACTAATTATATTAGTCTTAACTTTCCAAATGGATTATTATATTGTTGTCTATCAGAAACATATGGATTTTTAAAAGGTCCGATAGATATGTTGACACTATATGAAAATAAGTATAAACAAGAGGTACAGAAGTTTGCTAACGAGCAAGTTGGTAGAAGACGAAGAGATGACTACACTGATGGCGCTGTTCGTATACCAGTAAACTCAGCAAACCCGTAGGAGATTATTTATGGCAATAACATCGGCAATTTGTACAAGTTTTAAACAAGAAATTTTAGTTGGTACGCATAATTTTACTGCAACAAGTGGAAACACTTTTAAAATAGCTTTATTCACAAGTTCTGCATCTTTAGGTGCAGGAACAACTGCTTACTCAACATCAAACGAAATTACAAACTCATCTGGAACTGCATATACTGCAGGAGGTGCAACTTTAACAAGTGAAACACCAACAACAGATGGAACTACTGCAGTATGTGATTTTGCAGATGTAAGTTACACTTCTGCATCTTTTACAGCTAATGGTGCATTAATTTATAACGATACACAATCTGACAAAGCTGTTGCTGTTATCGCTTTTGGTGGTGACAAAACAGTGTCAAGTGGAACATTCACAATTCAATTTCCAACAGCAGACGCATCTAACGCAATAATCCGTATAGCATAGGGGGTAAAACCTTATGTCATCTACCTGGGGATTTCAAACTTGGGGTTCTAACTCATGGAACTCTAATGTTGTTACTATTTCATTAACAGGTGTTGAAGCTACGACTTCTATTGGAAGTGTAGAAGCTTTTCCTTTTCAAGGATGGGGAAGACAAGAATATGGTAACTCAGGTTGGGGTGTTGAATATTCTGTAGCACCATCAGGTTTTTCTGCCACAACTTCTGTAGGATCAGTAGTAGCTGCTCAATTTATAATTCCAGATATTGTAGGTGTAGAATCTACTACTAGTCTTGGATCAATAAGTATAAATACTGTTGTAATACCTACAGGTATAGAGGCAACAGTATCTTTAGGACAAACAGAAGAATCTAATCAAAGAGGTTGGGGAAGACTAAGCTGGGGAACCGCTGATTGGGGAGAAGGAAGAGATGAAACCATATCGCTTAGTGGTTTTGAAATAACCGCTTCAATAGAAAGTATTACTCCAGCGTTTACATATTTACTAGAAGTAGGTCCTGCATTTAAAATGACAGGACAAGTTGGTAGTGTTGGTATTGGTTTAGGTGTAGAGCTTTCCGGTGTAGAAGCAACTTTTGCAACACCTGTTCTTGCTAGCACAGGAACTTTAACTGGTTGGGGTAGAGATGCTTGGGGTGATCACTCTTGGGGTGAATCTCCAAATGTAGTTTTAGGTTTAGTTGGTATACAATCAACTATAAGCGTTGGATCTATAACTCCAGCAGACGTAGTTGGTGTATCTGGTGTAGAAGCAACAACAAATGTTGGAAGTGTAGGTTTTGTAATTAGTCCTACTGTTTCTTTAACAGGAGTAAATGCTACAGTAAGTCAAGGTACAATAGGTCTAGAATTTGGTCCTGCAGCAATTAGTGGTGTGTCTGCAACAGCTAGTGTAGGTACTTTAGGTTTAGAGTTTGGTCCTTCAGAAATAACTGGTGTTTCTGCAACAGTAAGTGTTGGTGAGTTAGATGTTGGACCGATATCTTTAATTGATCTAACAGGTGTTTCTGTAACAACAAGTGTTGGTTCAATATCTCCAGCAGATGTGGTTGGTATAACTGGTGTTGCAGCAACTTCAGCCGTAGGTTCTATTTCTCCAGCAAATGTTGTTGGTGTAAGTTTAGATGCTATGAATGCATTACAAGGAGAGGGTGGTGTTGAAGCATATGCTAATATAAATACAGGATCAAATAGTAGTTTTTCTGGGGTTGCAACTGGATCAAATACATCGTATAGTAGCACGTCAACAGGATCTAATTCGTCCTATTCTGATCAGTCGACAGGATCAAATAGTTCGTATTCAAATGTTGCAACTGGGTCAAATACGAGTTATAGTGACGTCGCATAGGAGATAAAATTTATGGCATCAACTTATAGTCCCTTGGGGATAGAACTTCAGGCAACTGGTGAAAACGCCGGTACATGGGGAACAAAAACTAACACAAATTTACAAATAGTAGAACAAATTTCTGGTGGCTATATCGCAAAAAGTATTGCGGGTGGCGCTCAAACAACTACATTATCAGTTTCTGACGGTTCAACAGGTGCAGAACTTGCACATAGAATGATTGAGTTCACAGGAACTATTACAGGAAATCAAATAGTAACAATACCAATTGATGTTCAAACTTTTTATTTTTTAAGAAACTCAACATCAGGTGCTTACACGGTTCAGTTTAAATATGCATCTGGTTCAGGAGACTCATTTACTTTTTCAGCAACAGATAAAGGCGATCAACTTGTGTTTGCTACAGCAAACGATGGAACTAACCCGGATATTGATACATTAAGTTTTGGTGATGTAACTCTTACTGGAACTGAAACTTTAACAAATAAAACTTTAACTGCACCTAAAATAGGAACTTCAGTTTTAGATACAAATGGAAATGAATTAGCTTTACTTACAGCTACAAGTTCTGCAGTAAATGAATTTACTGTAGCAAATGCTGCAACAGGTTCAGGTCCAACTCTTTCATCAACAGGTGATGATACAAATATAGATATTAATGTAATTCCAAAAGGAACTGGAGATGTAGTTCTTGCAGGAGATACTGTAAAAGTTGGAGACAGTGGAGCAGCAGCTGTTTTGACTTCAAATGGAGCAGGAACCCTTACGGTTACAACTGGCGGTGCTGCAGACCTTGTTTTAAATACAAACAGTGGGACAAATTCTGGGACAATCACTATTACAGATGCTGCTAATGGAGATATAACTATTGCTCCTAATGGAACTGGACAAGCTAAAGCTGTAGATGGAGGCGATAATACAGCAGCAATTAAAATTGCTGGTAAAGAAACTATATGGGTTCCTGCTTCTGCCATGTATCCTAACACTACAAGTGGATGTGCAGATTTAGCACAAACAGAATTATCTAATGGACCTGAATTAAAAACTTTAGATTTTGATAAAGATTCAGATGAGTTTGCACAATTTGCTGTAGCGTTTCCAAAATCGTGGAATGAAGGAACAGTGACTTTTCAAGCATTTTTTACAGCTGCTTCAACAGACACAGGCACAACAGCGTGGTTTTTGCAAGGTGTCGCTCTTGCAGATAATGGAGATTTAAATACTGCATTTGGAACAGCGGTAGGACCAACAGCAAAAGCTATGAGTGGAACATCAAATGATTTAGCAGTGACGGCCGAAAGTGGAGCAGTAACAATAGCGGGTTCACCTAGTACAGATGAATACGTTTTCTTTCAAATATCTAGAGATGTGTCAGCGGATGATTTAAATGCTGATGCAAAACTATTAGGTGTTAAATTATTCTTTACTACTGACGCTGCTAACGACGTATAAGGAGTAGAGCAGTATGTCATTCGGATATCAAATACTTGGTTTCGGTAGCGGAGCCACAGCAAAAAAATACAACATACGATATTTAATTGTAGCCGGTGGAGGAAATGCATCCCGAGGTGGCGGAGGTGGCGGAGGCTATCGAACTGCTACAGGTCTCGAAGTGGTTCAAAACACAACATACACTGTAACGGTAGGTTCATCTTCATCTGATTCTTCTTTAATAGGTGGCACTGTAAGTATTACCTCAGCTGGAGGAGGAGATGGAAACAATCAACCAGGAGGATCTGGAGGAGGATCTACTTTTGATAGTAACGCAGCAGGAGGATCTGGAAATACACCTAGTGTATCTCCATCACAAGGAAACCCAGGAGGAAACGGTGTAGGTGGCCCGTGGGGTGCTGGCGGTGGCGGCGGAGGTGCCGGACAGTCAGGGTCTTCAGGAAACCTTGGTCAGCCTGCTACAGGAGGTTCTGGAGGAAATGGAGCAGCATCTGATATTACAGCCTCTTCAGTTACTTACGCTGGAGGTGGTGGCGGAGGATGTAACCTAGCTGACGGACAAAGTGTACCTAGATCTTCTGGAGGATCAGGAGGTGGTGGTCAAGGAGCGGGACAACAACCTCAACCTGGACAACCTGGAACTGATAATCTAGGTGGCGGTGGCGGAGGTAAAGATCCAGAAGGACCGGGCACAGCATCTGGTGGAACAGGAATAGTTGTATTAAGAGTAGCAACTGCTGATTATTCTGGAACAACATCTGGTAGTCCTACTGTAACAACATCTGGTGATGATACAATTATTTCATTTACAGGATCTGGGAGTTACACTGCATAATGGCACGTTTTGCAAAATTAAATGACAAAAATGAAGTTGTTACTGTTGTAGCTGTTACGAATGATACTGCAGATTTAGAAAGTGATGGTCAAACATTTTTAAGAAATTTATTTCAAGAACCTAATGCTGTGTGGAAAAAATGTTCTTACAACACACAAGCTAATGTTCATTATACAGAAACTGAAGAGGGATATGTCCCATCAGAAGATCAAAGCAAAGCTTATAGAAAAAATTTTCCTAATAGAGCTGGATTTATTTATGATGAAACAAGAGATGCTTTTATAGAACCTAAACCTTATCCTTCATGGGTTTTAAATGAAACTACTTGTTGTTATGAAGCACCTGTTGATAGACCTTCTGGATTAAATGATTCTAATTTACCTTGGGAGTGGGACGAAGATAGCACAAGCTGGGTATAAAAAATAAATTACATTGATTTTAGAAAGAACATTTATCCATAAAGATATAGTCAGTGAAAAATCCTGCGATGAGTTAATTAATTATTTTAATTCAAATAAAGATAAACAATACGTTCCAAAACATAAAATAAAAATAGATACTGAAATTTGTTTAGAAGCTAAAGCTACTTTAGATTTAAATTACTTTAAAGAACTTAGTAATATTGTAAATAATTATAAAAATAAATTTACTTATTCTAATCAATCACATAATCCTTGGTCTATTTGGGAGGGTCCTATTATTCAAAAATATAGCCCTGGAGAGGGTTTTTTAAAATATCATTTCGAAAATCAATATCCTAAATACCATAGTAGACATCTTGTTTTTATGACTTTTTTAAATAATATAGATGAAGGAGGAGAAACAGAGTTTTTATATCAAAAGGTAAAGTTTAAACCTAAAAAAGGTTTAACTCTGATTTGGCCAACTGATTGGACACATACACACAGAGGGTGTCCTTGTAAAAAAACTAAATACATTATTACTGGTTGGTATGGTTTTGAAAACATATCTTAGCGAATTTTCCAAACATCTAAAAGAAATTTCTTTTCCAACCGAAGAGGAAAGAATAAAAGAATCATGGGATATACGAGGTGTTTTAAAAAATAAATCAAATCAATTATTAAAGTTTGATGTAAGACCTATAAAAATTCAAGAAACAGGAGAGTTAGGTAAGAAAGGAAATTTAGGAATTAAAGCAGATAAGTTTGTTTTTGAAACATCTAATTCTTGGGTTATTATTGATGTAAAAGAATTACATCAATATATTGTAAAAAATAAACTAACAGTAGTTAATTTACAAGAGATACTGGATAAAATAGATTGGAATATTATTCTTTACAAATAATTATTTAAAATTAGGTCCTTTTATAAAGTAAGTTAAAGAATTTCTTTCCCCTTTACTAATAGGTTTTACCTTATGCATTATGTAAGATTTTAATAATATAACATCACCGGGTTCGTTAAATTCATTTTTTAATATTAATTCATTTGATTTTTTTAAACAAAATTCTCCACCAGAATAATCTATATTGGACAAATTTATTAACACTGTTAATTTTATATCAATGTATGGATCGCTAGCTTCATCTATATGCCAATCATACTCTTTACCATCTTTATATACATTATATAAAAGCAGGTCTTCTTCTGCAGGATTAAATATATCATAATCAAAATGACTTTGATTTATTATATAAATTTTTTTAAAAAGATCTTCTAAATGATTTTTTAAATATTTATATTCAATCATTTTTACTTCACTAGTTTTTTTTACATTAGTTGCTGGTACATCTACACCTTTAAAACTATTTAAATTTATAATGTTATTTAATAAATTAATTTCTTTTTTTGAAAAAAAATTTTTCCAATACCAATAAGAATATTTCATAATTTAAAGTTAAAAGAAAAAGATAGTCTTTCTTTTTCTGTTATATTTTCAGTTACAGAATGAAGAAGCCAAGATGGAAATAACAATAAAGTATTTTCTTCTGGAGTAATTGACCAATATCTAGAATTAAAAAAATTAAATTTTTTAAAATCTTTGTCTTTAAATGCATGCCGCGCAAAATAAACAAAAGCATCTTCTCTATGAAAAACAATATCTCCTGAATGTGGAGGAGTTTTTACATAAAACACACCTGAAACAACCGAGTCAGGATGAACATGTGCTCCATTAGAACATTTTTTTGTATTATAATTAAACCATATGTTTGAAATACGTAATTTATTTTTTAATTCTAATATATTTAAAGCATAGTCTTGAGCAGTAGCGTAAAGAATTGTTAAAAATTCTTTCAGCTTTTTATCTTTTAAATCTAAATCATTTGATTGATAACCATGAATATTAGATAGAACCCTCCCTTTAGATTTTAATTTTATATTTTTACAATAGTTTTCTAAACTATTTAAATCTAGATTTAGTTTAACACTACCAACAACGGTAGGGAATATATTATATGTTTGCATTTTCTATTAGGTTAATATTTAAAACTATTCTAATACTATTTTTAATAGGTTTACTACTGGAGTGTCTTTGATTACCATCAAATAAAATAGCTTTATTTTCTTCGGGAGTAATTGAATCAATTATATTATTTTTATTATTATAAAAATAAGTTTCTCCATCACTATTATTTAAATAAAACAAAATAGTTTTATGTTTTCTGTTTAAATCAATATGAGGATTATTTATAGTTTTTTTATTTGAAGAGGTTGTTAATCCAAATCTAAGTCTATAAAAATGATAGTTATCTAATTTAAATTTATCTTTAATTTGTAAACAACAGGAATTAACAACATCAAAATAATTTGAATTAACTTTACCATCTTTTAATACTGAATGAAAAAAAGAATAAGTTTCACTATTTATATTTGTTTGTATATTAGAATCTCCACCAGCTGAGTCGTTTAGGTAGTACCATGGAAAATTAGAGCTACTTATCATTTGTTGAAGTAATTTTAAATTAGATTTATTTAAAACATTCTCTATAATTTTCATTTAAATTGTTTTCCTGTAACCCAAGCAACCAATGCATTTCTTTCTCCTTTTGTAACAGGAGTAACTTCATGCATTGTATAACTAGGAAATATTATTAAATCTCCTTGTTCTTTTCTCATAACAGTTTTATTTTTACCTAAATATAAATTTAAATCTCCGCCACTGTAAGATTTAGGATCTGTTAACTGTACGCTTACAGATAATTTTCTAATTACAAGATTATATGCATTATCGACATGTTTTTGAAAATGTCCTGAAGGACTTTTATAATTTGTAAATTGTAAAGATTCTGAAATTCCATATAAATCAAAATTAAAATATTTACTATTTAAATATAAAATAGTGTCTGTTATTTTTCTATATAGCCAAGTTACATCATCGTTAGGGACTAACCAAGTAACAGTACTATCTCTTATTTGTTTTATAGTTTTTTGACCTTTATCTATTACCCGAGCTTGTTGAGTTTGTTTTAAATTTTTAGAATATTTTATAATATCTTCACATTCACTTTTTGTTAAGAATTTTTCTGTCCAAGCATAAGGATGTATTTTTTCTACATAAAAAGGCCAAGATGGATTGGGTAAATATTTTTTCACTATTTACCATTCATGCCATCTAGCCAGCATTTAAAATTCCATTTTTTCCATTGAGCATATTCTTCTTGATCTCCTCTTACAAAGGAGGCTTTTTTAGTGCTGACTTCTTTTACTATGTTTTTAAATCCTTCATCAGTTAAATTTTTATATGTAAGATCTTTTGCATAATCCCAAAAAGGAGTTTTATACTTAGAACCAAATCCATAGTGCCATAATATAAATTTTTCTACTTGATTTATATATTGTCTAATATTAGCTTTTGCTTGATAAGTAGGAACTCCATTAAATATCCAATCCCAAGTATACCTAGCCCATTTTAAATAAGTAGCTACTGCGGTTGATTCTAAAGGTTCTAGAAAAAATAATCTGTTTCCATTTAAAGTTATTCTGTCATCTATTATAGGTTCTTTACAGACATAATTTTTAAAAGAGAAACTATCAAACACTTTGTCAAAATTATACATACTTTGAAAGTCACTAAGAGCATCTTCTTTTTTTGTAATATTAGAATTGTATAAATAACCTACAGATATAAAATCTTCTAAAGGTATATAAAAACACCAGCCATTTTTTGTAGCCACTGCTTCTGTCCATCCAGGATCTTTTTCTGTATTAGGAAGTCTAGCTACGATAACAGAGTTTAAAGGATTTATTAATTCTTCATAATCATCTTGTGATTTTGGCCATCCTCGACAATCAAAAATATAGTCAGAATCTATTTTAGAATAGTCTTCAACATATTTATCTACTACTTTCACATCAAACTCACAATTTTTTAAAATATGGTTTTGAAAAGTTGTGGTGTCATAATGCACTGCATAATTTCCCATAGGAAATTCGTGAAAAACTTCTTTCACATCACCCCAATCTTTATATAAAATACCCGATTTTAACGTGTAATTTAGATCTTTTGAATTGTTGTAATACTGAGTCCCTAGAGCTGACCATAGTAAATTTGGCATATCTAAAGTAGTGGCTTGACCTACTTTTATTGGAGGGGTATTGGAATCGTGAATTAATTCTACTTCTACTTTTTGATCTTTTAAAAATTGACTAAAATGATGATAATGAAGAGCTGTTAAACAACCAGCATTTCCTCTACCTAAAACTGTTATTTTCATGTATATATTTCTTTTTTTATTGTATATACCTTATATAATAAAAATCCAGAAAAAAATAAGGTTTTTATGTTACAAAAAATAGGATTTCAGCCAGGAATAAACAAACAAATCACAGAAACCGGAGCAGAAGGGCAATGGGTAGATTGTGATAATGTTAGATTTAGATATGGAACACCAGAAAAAATAGGTGGTTGGAATCAATTAGGACAATCAGGCAGTAACGAATTAACAGGAGCCGCTAGAGGACTACATCATTTTATTAGTTCTACATCTATTAAGTTTTCTATTATAGGAACTAACAGAATTTTGTATGCATTTTCTGGGGGTATTTTTTACGATATACATCCTATTCAAACAACAACCACACTTACAAGTGCTTTTAGCACAACCAATGGATCACCAACAGTAACTATAACTTTTGCTAGTGGACACAATTTAGTTGCTGGAGATATATTGTTGATGGATAATTTCTCAACAATAACAGGTTCTAATTTTGGAGCATCTGATTTTGACGATAAAAAATTTATGGTGGCAACAACCCCAAACAATACAACTATAACAATTACAATGCCATCTAATGAATCTGGTTCAGGTGCAACAACATCTGGTGGTATTAGAATACAAAAATACTATACTGTAGGTCCTGCTGTTCAAGCAAAAGGTTTTGGTTGGGGGTTAGGAACTTGGAGTGGAGAAGATTCATCCGCTGATACAACAACGTTAAATGGTGCATTACTAGATGATACTGCTGGAACAGGGGGATCTGGGACTTCTATTACACTAACAAGCACTGCTAACTTTCCAAGTTCTGGTACAAATTTTATTCAAGTAGGAACTGAAGAAATATCTTATACAGGTATTTCAGGAAATGATTTAACAGGAATTACAAGAGCAGTTAGAGGAACAACGAGAGCAGCTCATAGTAATAGTGCAACTGTTACGAATACGTCTGACTTTGTTGCATGGGGTGAGGCTGCATCAGGAGACTTAGTTCTTGAACCGGGTATGTGGTCATTAGATAATTTTGGTGACAAAGCTATTTGTATGATTCACGATGGTCCTTGTTTTGAATGGAATTCTAGTTTATCAAATGCTACAGCAACACGTGCAACAATTATATCTGGTGCACCAACTGCATCAAGACACATGTTAGTGTCTACACCGGATAGACACTTAGTGTTTTTTGGAACAGAAACAACTATTGGTGATCCGACAACTCAAGACGATATGTTTGTGAGATTTTCAGATCAAGAAGATATAAATACATATACACCTACAGCAACCAATACAGCTGGTACACAAAGATTGGCTGACGGATCACAGATCAGAGGAGCGATCAGAGGTAGAGATGCAATCTATGTTTGGACTGACACAGCATTATTCACACAACGTTTTGTTGGTCAACCATTTACGTTTGCGTTCGCACAAGTTGGAACCAACTGTGGACTTGTTGGACAGAATGCTTGTGTTGAAGTTGATGGTTCTGCGTATTGGATGTCAGAGAATGGTTTCTTTAGATATGCTGGTAAACTAGAATCACTACCTTGTTTAGTAGAAGATTTTGTTTATGGTAATATTAATCTAGCTTCAGGTAATCAAATGGTGTCGGCAGGGTTAAATAATTTATTTGGAGAAGTTACTTGGTTTTACCCACAGTCAACATCTTCTGTTGTTAATAGAATGGTGACATATAATTACTTTGATTCATCACCACAACGACCTGTGTGGACAATAGGTTCTTTAGCTAGAACAATGTGGAGAGATTCTGCTGTATTTGGATTACCTCATGCAACTTCTTACGACGCAGATAATGATTCTTCTTTTGATGTAGTAGGTAATACGGAAGGTAGAACGGCTTACTATGAACATGAAACAGGAACAGATCAAAATAGAAATGGAACAATAACTACAATTGCATCCAATGTAATTTCTGGAGATTTTGATATTACACAACAAAGAGCATCTGCTACAGGACAATCAACAGGTGTTGCAACATTTAAAGGAGATGGTGAGTTTATAATGAAAATAAAAAGGGTTATACCTGATTTTATATCTCAAAGTGGGAATACACAAGTTACATTACAATTAAGAAATTATCCAAATGATTCTAAATCTAGTTCGCCATTAGGACCATTTACAATTACATCTTCTACAACTAAAATAGATACTAGAGCTAGAGCTAGAGCGATAGCTTTAAAAGTTGCTAATACAGGATCTTCACAAAGTTGGAAACTAGGAACTTTTAGATTAGACACACAACCGGACGGAAGACGATAATGGCTAAAATAGTACAAGTATTAACAAGACCCTCACAAGAATATGATCTATCTACAGCAGAAGCGCAAGTTAGAGATCTTGATGCGGTTGTAGAAAAATTAAATACTACGTTTCAAGAAGAATTAAAGGATGAAGTAGAAGCATTTAACTTCTTTGTAAATTAATGGCTAATAATTTTATAAATAAAAAAGTAGATTTAACTACATCAGATTTAACTACACTATATACAGTGCCTAGTTTCAAAGCTGCTGTTATAAAATCATTGTTAGTATCAGAAGATGCTGGATCAGGGACCACGATAACAATAACTTTAGTAAATGCTAGTGGTGCTATTTTTAATTTATTTAAAGATAAAGCCATAGCATCTAAAGCTACAACAGAATTATTAACTCAACCTCTTGTCATGGAGGAGAGTGAAATACTTAAAGTACAGGC